TAATATTTGTTGTACTTATAGCTTCCATCGTACCAGCACCAGTTACCGTACCAGTAAATGCAAAGGTATCAGCAAGGTTTATGCTTTCAGATTGTATTTTTGACAATGCCATGTCAGCCTCCTACGCCTCGTCTGTTTCGTAAGTCATCTGAAAAATCATCTGAGAGTCGTAGCTTTGATGACTGCTTTGTGTGTAATACCAAGTTTGAAGCTGAACTGGACTCACTGTACCACCAGCACTGGGAAAATACATAGCACAATACTTTGTATTTAAAAGACCAAGTGCTATCAAATTATAAGATGACCAGCCCATGACATTATCTACATTATAGTAAACAGTGGTACTCATAGGATAATACAGCGTTTTATTTGCTATATTAAACGGCAAACCTTGTACTATTGTTTCACCGGAAGCAGTTCCACCGTTTTGAAAAGCAGCCGCACTAAAGTCCATCATGATTTGAAGTTGAACAGTAACTAAATCGCCTATCCTAACATAATAACCAAGTTGTCTTTGATAAGAAGCGGTTGTAAAAACATCTGAAACATAATTTACTGTTGCATTCTGAGCACTGTAATAAGGTGTAAACGTGCCAGTGCGATAGAAAGCATTAGTGCTTAAATCAGTCATTTTAAAAGTAGAAGAAGTGGTGTCTATTCCCACAGGCGAAGCTAATTTTGCAGTTGTCACAGCACTGCCAGCAATCTTATCTGTGGTCACACTGCCATCAGGCGGTGAAATCGTGCCTTGGGTCAGGCCAGAGAAAATAACATAAAAGTCATCAGTAGCCGTGATTGACCCCGTCATTGTTAAAGTAGTGCCAGAAACAGTATACGCTTCACCAGGCTCTTGCCGAACATTATTAACAAAAACAGAAACATCATTTGTAGACGCAGGGTAGCTTAACGTAAAACTAGTGCCGCTACCCCCCGTCAAATCCTGCTTCTGAACTGAACTGTATATTTCCGCAGGGCTATTACCTACATACGACATCAGGTAATCTCCATAATAGACAAACAGACATCTGTAGCTGCGCTTCCCGTTACCTTTATCTCATCTGTTGTTTCCAACACGACCTTGTTACCTGAAAGCAGTTCAAGCGAAGAACCAGAAGGAATCGGTGCGTTTGTAATCAATTCTACGTCTTGATTTGGTTCGTTGTTTGCTCCTGCGCGATTGGCAGTGTTTGAGGATAAGGTAACAGTAGCAGTAATCTGACTGCTTGTTGTGTTGCCTAGAACCAATCCTAAAATAACGGTGGTTGTGCTTGATGCGACAGTGTAGATAGTATCTTCACTTGTCACACCAGCTTTAGTTACGACCTTAAAAGTGTTTGCCATGATACTATCCTAATGCAATCGCTAACGCGGTGGCGTTGCCGTCAGCGGTGTTGGAAATAAAAGTTGTACTTGCCGCCATAGTAGAGGAAAAATCAGTCACTGCTGCACCAGAACCAGCTCCATCACAGTGAATAATGCGAGACTCGCCGTTTGCAATCGTAACATTTGCGCCTGAACCTTGTGAAAAGATTACAGACTGTCCTGAACTATTCGTCACAAAATAAATCTTTTTTGCACCATTTGGAGATACAGTGATGGTGTGAGTGCCAGATGGTGAACCTGAACAAATAATTACCTTGTTAAGCCCGTTTTGTGTTTTATCGCCATCTGATGTGGTTAAAGTAGAACTGGTGCCCGTCAACGTAAGCGTAACATTTCCGTTTAACGCAGTATCGACAATATCAAAGTTATCATTAGTGGTATCACCCCAGGTGCCTGACTGTTCGCCAGTAGCTGGCTTTTCTATACCTGTGTTACTTGTGTATTGACTTGGCATTATGCTACCTCTTTCCAGTTTGGATTGCTGTTAGGCGTTATATCACTCCAAGTGTTAGTCGTGGATGGTACAATCTCTTGTGGATTTGCGTTCTGATCAGGAACCACCCGTCCCCACACGTTTACAATACCAACATTTGCAGTGGCTTGCAATCCTGTGACCCCAAACGCTAAATCGTCCACTTCGACAGTGCCTATCGCTCCAGAGCATGATACCCCAGAGGCGGCAAAAACACAATCAAGACTGAAAGAAACGGTGCCAATAGATCCTGCACCAGACGTTACGCCTGTCGGGAAGACATTAGCTCCAGCGGATACCTGCTCGTCACCAAAGCCGATAGAGCCTACTAAACCTTCTTCAGTAACAATCGCTCCGCCTGCGGCAAGAGCGTTGCCAATCTGCCCAGTGCCAAGGATGTTTGTGTTAGTGACAGCCGGAGCAACATCACCTGAAAATTCAAGTATGCCTACCGCGCCAGTTCCAAATACCCCCGTCACCACAACGGGCAGAGCTTCGTTCCAAGCACCTTCGCCCCAAGTGCCTCTGCCCCAACCCGATAGCGACATGGCTTACTCGTTAGGCAATGCGAATAATAGCGTTGCTAGAGTCCGCAGTTGGGAACTGAATTGTGAACGTGCCAGCAGTTGATGTCTTATCAGAACCAAAGTCAAGCACACACACAGACGTATCACCTGTAGTGTCTTCGTTGTAAATCAACGCACCACGAGCGGTAATTGTAGCTGATGTAAAGCTCAAATCTGCAAAATCAGTAAACGCAGTTGTACCAGATGAGGTTGGATTGACCCTTGTAAGGGACGAGCCTTTTGCTGAGTAACCTGTGCCACTAACTTCGTTTGTCGCAGTATAAGCAGTGGTTGAGGCATCAAGGGAGGCTGAACTTGTGTACAAAGCCAGCTTGAAGTCGCTTCCACCAGAGTTTAAAAAGTTGTGCTTTGCTTCCAAAAGTTCTTTTTTGAAAGAAGTACACATTGCTTGTGTAATAGCCATTTATATTCTCCTAACGAGTTCAGCCATTTCGCTGTTGCCAGCGGATTGCATTCTATTGGCAATACTAGCACGTTCCTCGCGCCTTGCCAATTCAACGTAATGATACAATACTACACGCAGATGATTTTGGAAAGCCTGCGCTTGATCTCGAATCGCTGGCGGTGCTGTATCAGACACCTTCATTATTTTGTCCATCGCAAGTTCTACAATCTGTTCCGTGCTATGACCACCGTTATTAGATGTCATAACATTGACGGAACCCATTTCTAGACCGCCTGTAAAAGACAGCATTCAAACCTCCATTACTGCTTTTGTACTCTTGTTAATCCCGCTCTATATGCATCTGTGTTTTCCACACCTTCTGCGTAAATCTTCAACCTGGTAACAGCTTCCACAAATCGTTTTTCGTATAACTGAATAACAGTCGGCTCCCCCTTCATAAACGTGTAGGCTTCAACTAATGAACCATACAACAACGTGTCTGGAGCGTTATCACCAAACCAAGACGTTCCTGAAGATGACGCAGTAATTGATTGTGGTCTATAATAGTAGTGTAGTTCAGCGGAGTAGGCTTGATTAGGCGTTGGAGCTAAAATTAGGTTGTCAACGTCAAAAAGACCGTAATACTTAGGAACTCCAGTAACTGTTGGGTCTGGAGAATACTCCTGCAAAAAATTTACGTCTTTCTGAAGTAAGAACTCATTTGATCCGCTGTTAACGATTGAAAGTGAGAATGTGGCTAGATAATCGTCAGGCAGTGCTAAAAACTTGTTGCCTGAAGTCGTTGAGGCAGTAACATTTTTTCTAAAGTAATCAAGATCAACGAGCTTGAGGATTCGCTCTTCCGTGTTAATGATGAAGTTATTCAAATTATTTACGAATGTGGTTTCATTGTTTTCTGTAAAGTCTTGAATAGCTTGTTTTAATGTTGTGTTCGTATATGTCATTTTTTACACTATTGTTATATTTCCAACCATGCTGCTATGCACAGTGCACTGATACACTAAAGAAGTGTCACTTGGCTCATGCGGCACAATAAACTGAGTTAGCCCAGTGGTGCTATTGTAATTATCTGTAACTCCTGTTGTAAAAGCAGACCCACCAGAAGATGTTCGTATCTGCAAAGGATGACTGCTAACATAAGAGGTGTTGTCAATTAAATATGTGTGACCTTTGTAAAAGGTAAAGTTAGGGTTGTTACCAGCGGTAGCACCTGGACCAGAAAAGGTGTAAGCAGAACCCGTGGCTGCTGTTGTTGTGTATGTGGTTGTTGGGCCGCTAACTTCATCATTTAGTCGTATCCAATTGCCTCCATGAGCAAAATACAAGCCACCCGTAGCATGAACATGAGCTACAGCCCCGTGATAAGTTGATGCACTGGGTAAATCACTCAAAGCAGCATAATAGAAAACAATTTTATTTGCGCCAGAACTAACGTCAAAAAGACCGTTTGCATCTATAATATCAGTTAGAACGCTAGAACTATTTCCTAACGCTGCATAAATTTCATTGAAATTGTCATTAATTTTATCCGCACCAGCACGAAGAGTATCGCCACTACCATCGTTTGCGCTTGACCCAATCCCTACTGTTTGCTTTGCCATTTAACCCTCGTCAAAAGTTTTGTTTGTCGAATCGAGTGTAACACTTGTTGAATCAAAGGTCGATGCTGATGTTGACGCTGATACTGTTACAGACCCAAGTGCACTAGTAGAAGAAACGCCTGTTAATTGCACTGGTGTAACAACGTCATCACTAAACGTAACTATGCCAACCCTACCTTTCATAATAGCAGAAGGCACATACTCAAGAGTTTCTGTATCAAAAGCAGGAAACGAAACCGTCATTGGTATGCTGTTGTTGCTGTCTGGACGAGGGTCACGCAAAGCCTGTGGGTCTATGACTGTTCTTCTAGGCTCTAGTTGAGGATGCTTCTCTTCGTACTCGTCTGGGCCTACTTTTAAACCGTTCCATTCAGTTTTCATGTCTCGTAAACGATAACGAAAACCAGAACGGTCTGATATACCATATGCATTTTTACCAGAGGCAAAAGCCATTATACCCTCAAATATTGAATATCAGGCTGTAGTTTAAGCGATACTCTATCTTCATCCTCATCAGCGGCTCGCTGAAACTCTTCTTCATAAACAGTTTTTAACAACTGAACCAGTTGAGGATTCTTTTTCAATGCAATGTAGTATGATAATCCAGCAACCGCGCAAGGCAGAAAACGAAAAGGAAGATCTACATCGT